GAGTTTGCAGTACAATGGGCTTGGTTATTGGTGGGCCGAAGTTATTCGGCCGTAACCAAGAAGTATGGTGGTCTCGCGAGAGACCTCTACTACTCGGTAGGTCAACCTATGGGAGCGCTGAGTTCATGGGCTAGTTTAGCCATGACTCACCACTTCCTTGTTCAGGCCGCTGCATGGGATGCAGGTGTGGTTCCCGTAGGAACCTGGTTTGCTGATTACGCAATCCTTGGAGATGATCTTGTGATCTTCGATCCGCGGGTTAAAACCGCTTATCTCCGAATTGTAGCTGCCATCGGGGTGGAGTGCGGTATAGCGAAGTCTCTACTTAGTCCAAAGGGACTCTGTATCGAATTCGCGAAAAGAACTCTTTATAAGGGTCAGGATATTTCTCCTGTTCCCTTGACTGAGTTCCTTGCCGCTTTACTCTCACTTTCCGATGCAGTGCAGTTTGCCCGAAAATATAGTCTTACTTTCCCTGGTCTTCTGAAGACCTTGGGGTACGGCTATAGAGTGTTGGGTGGTCTCAATAGATCTATTGGACTACTTAACTCTAGGGTAAGGGCGCTTCTCTTTGCTTTCCATCTTCCGGATTCGGAGGAGGAGGTAAAGGAAATGCTCCTTAGAGGTAACCCGTTTTTAACAGAGAAAGTAATGAAGGAGGCTGTGCTAGCATTCAGGGAGATCCTGATGTCACGATACCAAGCCATGGTATCGTCACGTCTGTCTTCCCTCGATGCGACGCCAGTTATTCTGAAAAGGGAGAGTGAAGCGTGTGTAGAGACGATGATAAGTCGTCTTTACATTACTAACTTCCTCTCTGGAACCCTTTTTGAAGGGGTTCCTCCGGATACTAGTCTTGCAGATGCCTTAGCAATGCGAGACCCAAATGCTTCTTCGGATTTCTCGTTCCCACGCATCGAACCATTTACGCCCTCCCCTGACGGGGCTGCGTATCAGCTCTTTGATTTATTAAATCACGAGCCTCAGTGGTCACCTGTGAAGGTGCCGACTGTGTGGTTTGAGCATAGTGATCATGTTAAGTGGTTACAGCGTAATTACAAACCTGCTACTACTCTCACAGTTCCTCCTGCCCTATATAATAGGGTGGAAGGGTTTATACGGGACTGGCGACTCATCGCGCAACGTGTGGTTTCAATCACAGTTGTGTCTGAGCTTGCCAGCTTCCGTCGTAAAGCTTCCGATCTCCTATGGGAGATCAAAGCACTGCGATTTGGTAGATCACTTGGTCCTATCTATTGTAAGTCCCTAGCGGTTATGCGTTCCGTCTCTGCGATCGGTACTGGTAAAGTACTTTTCTACAGGGAACCGGAACGGTTGCCGTCAGGGCGAATGGACCCAGTGCAAATGCAATACTGGAGGGACTTTACTGCTGCGATACTTAAGGTAACTAAGAAAGTTACTGAAAGTACGAAGTAGAAAGAAATGCTCCGCCGTGCTAAGACAAAAGCCGACTGGCCACCCCTAGGGAGTGACCCAGCTTTGTCAAGTTGCCGGTGGGGGCCCGCCCCTACAGGATAATGGGGATGTTTATAACATCAAAATGAACAGTGTAGTACCTGGCAGATATGCCAGCGAAGTACTAAGTAGTTCATCCCCCTCTTGTCTGTAGGTGTGTGCTCCCTCCCTGCGCTTGGCAGAGTCCACATAGGAATAACCTACACGAGGACCCGAATTGGGTCATCTCGGTGTATGTCGATCCCGATGGTGGAGATTTCTAATTCTGATACAGCTAGCTTCCCTTGCGGAAGTAGAGAAATAGTAGCTTCTAGCGAGCCTAAGAGGCTGCGCTAGTTGAAAATTACTTGTGTGCACCTAAGCAC